CTCTTGGACCACCCGTAGGTGGTAAAACGGAATACTTCCAAGCCGTTGGCCCTATCCCTCTTCCGAGAGGTCGGGACCCAGGTTTTTGTATGGAAGTGTCCGTCGCCATAGCCGGCTGGGCCGTGAAGCCAAACCGAGCGATCTACGAGGCTTTTGAGATAGGCACAAACATCGTGCCTGCCCTTAGCATAGTAGAAATTATGTAGGCGAAAGATGTCGGCAGTGGATAGTACATCATCCACGAAAACCGGCCTCACGTCTATACCCTGAAGAAACTCCACCCCACAAGACTCACGGTAGAAACCCGTGCAATGGGACTTGCTCTCATTTGGCAAGAAGCCCAAGTCTCTAAGCACCCGACGCAATGTCGGGGCTGCCGCTGAGGGAACGATAATGTCGTCCCCGTAAACCGTGACCCTCCGCCAGTTCTCACTGGGGAAGAGGTCGCAGACAGCAGACGCGAGCGCCCAAAATACTAGGCACTCGAGGGGGAAAGTGTAGCCATTACCCATGGATGAGATCTTCTCCTGTAACAGGAAAGGTACCCACCTAGGGTGGCCCACTAAGGAGTCGGGAACTGCCACCTCTGCGCTGCGGCACCCTTCGAAAAGGGTAACCCAGTCATCAGGAAACAGGTGTGCAATAAGCGCTCTAGCCATCGTATCGGAGGCTGAGGACATGTCCTCAGTGGCAAAGAAACCCGAGACCGACCCATACAACGCGCTGCGTTGGTTAGGGGACTGGTCGCGGAGATCAATGCCGATCCCCCGTAAGACGGGCTCAAGCGCATCCCCAAGTGCCATCTGAACCATGCCGTTAAGCGGTGGTTCTGTAACCGTAGGACGGTCGATGGTAGCTTTCTTCGGGACGAACCCAAGCTTTGCAGTGTCGATCCAAAAAGAATCGGCACGCGCGACAACCCCATCTGGGGCACTTTCATCGCGCTCGCAAAACAACCCTGGATGCGACTGAACAACGTCGTCATACATGGTGTCGCTGAAGTTCGAACTGCATGCTAGCGGCTCGCTTAGCTTCACAGCTAGCGCCGCCATTCTTTTTGGTGTGCGCGTGGTCGCCC